TGGTCCCGTCGAAGTTCGACACGAACGCCGCCGCGCTCGATCGGATCATCGCCGCCGAGCTGTACGCGGCGGAGTGGTTCGCGAACGGAGCCGTCCCGAGCGTGACGCTCAAATTCGCCGGACCGATGAACGCGAAGGAAGCGAAGGACGCGAAGGATCAGTGGATCGCGAACCACCAGGACCACAGTCCGGCGGTCCTGTCGCAGGGGTGGGACATTCACGAGACCGGCGGCAACCCGGAATCCTCGCAGCTCCTCGAGACTCGCCGCCTCGGAGCGCTCGAGGTCGCGCGGATCTGGGGGGTCGTCCCGCCGGAGCTCCTCCTCGTCGAGCTCGGCGGGAGCTCGCTCACCTACCAGAACATCGCGGGGATGCTCGACACGTTCGCGCGCGTGACCGTCCAGCCGGAGTACCTGGCACCGATCGAGGCGGGAATGTCCGACCTCGTCCCGTCGACGCAGTCCGCGCGATTCCAGCTCGGCGAGCTGTTCCGGCTCGGCGAACAAGATCGGATCCCGACCGAAGCGGCGGCGATCGCCGCCGGAATCTATACGCTCGAGGAGGTCCGCCGCGCGCGCGGGCTCCCGGTCGAATCCGCCCCGCGGATCCCGGCGGAGCTCGCTCCGTCGCCTCGAGCTCCTGAGGAGGTGCGCGTGTGACACACGAGCTGTTGACCAGGGAGCTCGGCGGCGAGCTCGAGCTCCGGTCGGAATCCGAGCGGACGATCGAGGCGCGGCTCCTCCTGTGGGACGAGGTCGCCGACACGCCTCAAGGTCGCGAGCGGTTCATCCGTGGCGCGTTCGCCGGGACCGATCCCGGATCCGTGTCGCTCGAGGCGATCGGTCCGCACGGGTCGGAGCCCGGGGTTCGCCTCGTCGGAGCGGCGACCTCGCTCGTCGATCGCGCGGACGGTCCGCGCGCGACGTTCCGTGTCAGTCGGACCGCGGCGGGCGACGAGCTCCTCGAGCTCGTCCGCGACAAGGTCTACCGCAGTGTCTCGGTCGTGTTCGCTCCCGTCGAGGGCGGGTCGCGCGTGACCGATGACGGAATCGTCGAACGGATCCGAGCGCAGCTCGTCCGGGTCGGCATCGTCGAGCGCGGAGCCTACGGAGGAGCCGCGGTGCTATCAGTGAGGAGCGCGACCATGATCGAACCCGTCCCGGATCCGACCCCGGATCCGATCCCGAACCCGACCCCGGATCCGATCCCGACCGGGACCAGGGTCGACGTCCTCGCGCGGTCCGCGGACCTCGAGGAGCTCCGGACCGACATGATCGGACGGCTCGCGATGCTCGAGGCGCGCGGCGGGCGGAGCTCGCTCGGCGGACCGCTCGCGCGGTTCGCGACGTTCGCCGACTTCCTCGACGCCTCGTTCACCGACCCGCTCCTCGCGCGCGCGCTCGCCGACCAGCTGACGGGCGACAACCCGGGAGTCATCCCGCCGAGCTGGGCGACCGAAATCGCCGGGATCCTCGGGTTCGCTCGTCCCGCCGTCATCGCGACGGGCGGTCCGGCTCCGCTCGGCGATACCGGGATGGAGCTCGACTGGCCGTACCTCGACCCCGCGCTGAACCTCGACACGGTCGTCGCGAAACAGGTCGCGGAAAAGACGCAGATCGCGAGCGTCAAGGTCAAGATTCTGAAGGGCTCGCAGCCCATCGACACCTACGCGGGCGGGTCGGACGTCTCCTACCAGCTCATCCGCCGGTCGCGACCCGCCTACCGCGAGGCCTACGTTCGGATCCTGACGATGTGCTACGCACGAGCGACCGAAGCGGCGTTCGAGGCGCAGCTCCTCGCCGTCGCGGGCTCCTCGCTCGTGCTCACGGCGACCGCGACCGCGGACCAGGTCCGCGCGTTCCTGTTCGCCGCCTCGGCGATCGTCAACGACACGACCGGAGCTCCGGCGACGGTCGACCTGGTGAGTCCGGCGGAATTCGCGCGGCTCGGCGGGCTCGCGAACCTCTGGCCGAACGCCTACGGGACGGCGAACGTCGCCGGGACCGCACAGGCGTCGACCCTGTCGATCAACATCAGCGGACTCCCGATCGTCCGCGCTCCGTTCCTCACTGGGAACACGCACCTCGTCCTCAACGGCGAATCGGCGCGCTGGCACGAGGATGGTCCATTCCCGATCAGCGCGGAGGACGTCGCCAAGCTCGGCCAGAACGTCGCCGTTTGGGGGATGGGCACGGGCGCGACGACGGTCCCGAAGGGGATCGTCAAGAGCACGCTGACCTAGAGCGCGCTCGAGCTGTGGAATGGGTCACGGCGGCGACGATCTTGACGCGCTCCGGCGCGCCGAGCTCGCCGTCGCCGGACGACCAGGAATTCGCGGAGCTGTGCGCGGGAGCTGTCTCGGCGGCGATCGACGACGTCCTCGTCGACGCGACCGTGACCGGGACCGAGCCGGAGCTCCTGTGGCTCGCCTCGATGGCGGGGATCGAGGCCTACAAGCGGCGCGAAGCGGTGTTCGGGATCACGGGCTACGTCGACCTTCAAGGGGCGGCGATCCGGGTCGCTCGCGACTACATCGAAGCTCAACGACCGATCCTCGCGCGGTACGCGACCCGCGGCATCGCGTGAGTCGGCTCCTCGCGTCCCGGACGGCGATCGTCGCCGCGCTCGAGGCGGGCGGGATCAACGCGGCGACGACGGCGAAATGGTCCGCTCCCGTCGTCCTCGTCGAACCCGGCGACCCGTGGGCCGGGGTCGAGCTGTCGCTCGGTCGTCGCCGGACAGGTCGGTGGCGCGTGACCGCGGTCGCCGGACGAGCCGACACCGACGGAGCGCTCGAGCGGCTCGCCGACCTCGTCGACCGGGTCGACGTCGCGCTCTTGACGGTCCCGGGACTCGAGCTCCCGACCTGGTCGCGACCGTCCGATATCCAGCTCGACGGAGCGTCCTACGCGGCGAGCTCCGCGACGATCCAGCTCCAAACGCCGACCCTGCAGGAGGTGCTCCCGTGACGACCCCGCTCTTTATGCGTGACGTAACCCTGACCCTGACCCTGGTCGGTGGCACCGCGGAATCGTTCGAGTGTGATGCGCACTTGTGCGAGGTCGTCGCCGAGGCGGGCGACGAGGTCACGTACCAGACGCTCTGCGCTGAAGGATCCTTTTCGGAGATCGGTCGCAGCTCCTACGCGCTGCACGTCGTCGCCGCACAGGACTGGAGCTCGACCGGGCTCGCGCGGTTCCTGTGGGAGAACGAGCTCGCGCTCGCGACGTTCGCCTACCAAGCTCACGGCGATGCAACGGTCGTCCCGAGCGACACGGTCCCGGGCATGACCGGGACGATCCGGCTGGTCGCTCCGAATTACGGCGGCGAAGCCGAGACCTACGCGGAGCTCGATGTGACGATGCCATGTACCGCCAAGCCGACGATCGCGGTCGCCGCGTTTCCCGCGGCGGCGGCGGCGGCGGACGAGCTCGCGACCGCGGCGGCGTGACCGCGGCGAAGGGTCTCAGCGTCACGGGCGGACCTGAGACCGCGGCGGCGTTCGACAAGCTCGGCGAGGACGTCGCCGACCTGTCCTCGACGCACGAGAGGGTCGCGCGGGCTCGGCTCGGCGGGGTCGCTCGACTGACACCGGTCCGGACCGGAGCGCTCGTCGGCTCGTGGGATGCGGCGGGGTCGCCGAGCGCGGGCTCGATCTCGTCGCCGCTCGCCTACGCGGCGACGATCGAGGGCGGATCCGACCTCCGCGGGATCAGCGCGACCCGGATGATCGCGCGGACCCTCGAGGCGGAACAGCAACAGCTCGCCGAGGAGTATCGGCTCGCGATCCTCGAGCGAGCTCGCGCGCGAGGGTTTCGCCTTGAGTGAACCGCGGCGGGTCACGGTCACGATCGGCGACGTCAAGCGCTTGACGATCCTCGAGCTCGCACGAGCTCAAGCGACCGCGCGGGTCCGTCAGTCCGATGCCGAGCGGCTCCTCCGGACCCTCGTCGACCCCGCCGCGGATCCCGGCGAGCTCGAGCTCGCCGCGCGGCTCCTGTACGCGTGGACCTGGCAGCTCGTCCGGCGGGACGAGCCGTCCGTGACATGGGAGGAGGCGCAGACCTGGCGGGTGGAGCTCGACCTTGACGCGGTCGACGATCCGTTCGTTGACGACGAGGCGCGCGCGGTCGTCGAGGTCGCCGTCGCGACGGGGTTGTCGCCGCGCGAAGCGGAGCGCGTCACGTTCGCGGAGCTCGAGGCCTACCAGGGGGTCAGTGAGCGGCTCGCCGACCAGGTCAACGCGGGCGGGCGGTAGCGTGTCGGTCGGGCTGGTCGTCGACATCAAGGGCGACACGTCGAACCTTGACAGTGCGCTCGACAAGTCGAGCGGCAAGGTCGGCGGGTTCGGCGGGATGCTCGGCGGGATCTCGCCGCTCGCGCTCGGAGCCGCGGCGGGGGTCGGGGTCGCCGCGGCGGCGATCGTGGGCATGACCCAAGCGGCCGCGGCGGACCGGGACGAGCAACAGAAGCTTGAGCAAGCGATCACGGCGGCGGGAGCGGCGACGGCGACCTCGACGCAACAGGTCGAGGAGGCGATCGCCGCCGGACAGGACCGGGCATTCAGCGATTCGGAGACCAGGGCCGGACTCGAGCACCTCGTCACGGCGACCGGCGACGTCACGCAAGCGACGGAGCTCCTCAAGCTGAGCCAAGACGTCGCGCGAAAAGCGGGCGTGTCGCTCGAGGATGCGTCGAAAGCGGTCGCGAAAGCTCACGCGGGACAGACGGGCGCGTTGCAGAAGCTCCTCCCGGGCATGAAGAAACAGACGACCGCGACCGCGACGATGGGCGAAGCGGCTCGGCTCGCCGCGGGTCAAGCGGACCGCTACGCGTCGAGCTCGGAGGGCATGGCATCGCGCGGGGCGGACGCGTTCGGCGAGATCGGCGAGACGATCGGGAGCGCGTTCTTGCCAGTGATGGACGAGGTGCTACCAGCGCTGATTCCGGTCGTGAAGGAGCTCGGCAAGCTTGTGAGCTCCGTCCTCCCGTTGATCATCCCGCTCGTGAAGGTCCTCGCGAGCGCGCTCGGTCTCGTCGCGAAAGTCCTCGGGATCGTGGTCGGCTGGCTCGTCAAGCTCGTGACCTGGCTCGGTAACGCGATCGGCAAGCTCGGGAAATTCCTCGACAAGATCAATCCGCTGAAGGGGATCAAGCTCCCGTCGCTCCCGTTCCTGTCGTCGAGCTCCGCGGGAGCTCCGGCGGGAGCTGGTGCCACAGCTCGAGGAGCGCGGGCGGGCGGGAGCTCGTCCGGCGGGACGACGGTCAATGTCTACGGAGCGATCGACCCCGAAGCGACCGCGCGACAGATTCGGCGGATCCTCGACGGTCACGCGACCAGGACCGGACGAGGGGTCGCCGTATGACCGTCCCGAGCGCGGTCGCTTGGATCGGGACCGACACGGACCGGGTCGAGTGTTCCGTGTTGTCGGCGACCGTCCACCACGGGCGGGACGATGCGACCTCGCAGCCTGTCGCGTCGACGGCGACGATCGAGCTCGTCCGCCCGCTCCCGCCGGAGGCGATCATCGGAGCGCGTGTCCGGCTCGAGGCGGAGCTCGGCGGCGAGCGGTCGACCAGGTTCGACGGCGAGATCACGGACCTCGCAGTGGGATGGGATTCGGTCGACGTCGCGCGACCCCGGATCATCGCCGTGGGCGACCTCGCTCGGCTCGGTCGGCGACCCGTCGGTGACGCTCCGTGGTCGCAGGAGCTCGACGGGTCCCGGGTCGCGCGGATCCTCACGCTCGGCGGATTTCCGCCCGACCCGCTCCTGTCGGATCCGGGGACCGTCGAGGTCCTCGCGCGGGACGTCGACCGACAACCAGCGCTCGAGCTCGCCTACGCGACCGCGGAGGACGGAGCCGGGATCCTGTGGC